CTTTTGTCACCAGCGTAGCATTAACAGGTCGAGTGCCGTGTTATGTATTTGGCACAATTAAGAAAGGTGATCGACTAGTATCAAGTGATATTCCCGGTGTGGCTACTGTGTTGGATATCGACAGGTACCAACCTGGATCAATTGTTGGTAAAGCACTGGAGGATTACGATTCTGACGAAATAGGAATCATAACAGTGGTAGTAGGAAGATTGTAATAGTCAAAATAAACGGGCAATTTGCCCGTTTATTTTATTGTGCAGAGTGAACTACATCTTTGATTGTGGCAATTTTTTGTTGGACAATGTCAAAATTTACAGTACTCCATAGTCCGGGATGCATGGGTTTTGGCAATACTGAACTGTTCATCCATGCGTAGCCCAGATGTTCGTAGTTGAGTCGTGGTATAAATTCTTCGGATATACAGCAAAAAAATGTATGATAAACAAATACATTATCAGTACTGGTAAATTTTTCCAGTGGGACCAATCTCAAGTAATCGGGCATGAATCCCAGCTCTTCGGTACACTCTCTTGTGATGGTGTCCATAAGAGTTTCGTTAGCTTCGACTTTGCCTCCGGGTAATCCCCATGTGTTTGGATTTTTAGGATCGTTGCGCATGAGATATAGATAGCGTTGAGTATCAAAACTATAAAACCAAACTCCTACTGCATTTACAGAACTATGCTCCATTCGCCACCCGGATAAAGACCTTCATAACTTTTGACCCACTCACTACCGGTCCACCGATATTGCAACCCTGTTGTGATATTTGTAGTGTATTGTACATTAGTTCCAGTGGTGCTGTCAAATACAACTAACCAATCCTGCCCGTCGTATTCAATGATATCATTGGCTTGGGCCACTACTGCACCCCATGCTACAGGAGGTACCGGATTGTCAAAATTTCCAATGCTGTTTAAAATGAGATATCGTTGTCCTTGTACAGCAACAGGTAATCCGGCCCCGGGGCCACTCAGTAGCGGATCAATTACAGCGTCTATCGGCGGCAATGTATTCTGTGGAACAGTGTCAGTGTCAACATCAAACAGCAGGAATCTTTGATCAGTTGGATCATAGCTCACTGTGCCAATAATGTCGGTAGTTTCGTCCCAGGGATTGTTCAACCGTATCTGTGTGATTCCAGGCCTAAAATTCCCATATAGATTCATCACTGTGGGCCAGTACTCGTTGCTGGGCGGTGAATCTGGCAACACAGGCGACGCATTGGGTTCGTCGACTACAGCACTGAGTTTTAAAATTTGTAATTTATTACTAATTAACAAAACTTGATACATGTAGGGAGTAAATTTTTGTCTTGTGCCCAGCAACAGGTCACTGTTTTGTATGGCTTCAACTGCATCGCCCTGCGAATCGAACACAGATGCAATGATTTTTTCAATTACGCCCAACTTCTTGACCTTGGCTGGACTGGATATCCAAATAGGAATTGAAAATTTCATGGACATGATATCTATGGGATTTTCTGTTCCTTGTGGTATTGTTCGACTAGACCATACAGTATCATCCAAATCTACAACGCTTAAACTGGTCCAATCCAGATAGCTGTCGGTACTTTGAATTTCCAAACTGGGATTGAACAAGGTAGAAATTTGTTCAAATATCTGCAATTTCTGATTGGTGTTTGATGTCCAAATGTCCAAGCTAATGGACATCTTGTAAGGTACCGGCATCAAGCGTTCGATTGTGAATGCATTACCTTGTGTGGTTTCGTAACTTTCAGATTGTGTATCATAAAATCGTTGACGCACTTGCAAGTTACTGACAAAATACGGATCCTGCAATCGCTCACGTGCATAGTTCATACCGGTTATGTAAAAAGTCATCAACGGAGTCGAGGGCAATGCACTTGACGAGTTTTCTTGAACTACTGTTTGAGCCAGTCGTGTCCAGTCGCCGTATCGAACTGGTACACGTATCAGTGCAGCTTCGTTAGAATTTGTACGCCCGTATTCAACTTGAAAGTTACTGAAAATTCTAGTAAATTGTAAAAGAAAACGTCGTATTTGAGCATCATAAAAAAATTGCTGAGCCATTGTATGTTCTCTCTGTTAGCTGGACTTTTGTCCAGGTTGTGTACCAGGATAAGGATTGGCAGGTTTGTCGCCGCCTTGATTACCGTTGTCGGCTTGAGGTTTCAAAATTTCACTTAAACTCTGACGACTTGGTATATTGCCCTGATCCACTGTGCGTACAGTATATGTATTGTTAACAAACGTGCTGCGTAAAGTATTGTTCTGTGGGCCGTTGGTTAGATCAGTTCTGACATTTTCTTCAATCTTGATCCAGGTACGGCCGTTGTAACGGAACAATCGATTGGGAAAATAATCCAACCGCAGCGCATATTGTCCCTCTTGAGGATTCATCGGAAATGCAACCCCGGGGGTGACAGGTAATCCGTTGGGTGCAATACCATCTCCTGTTAGATATCCCACTGTCCATCCATCGGCACGTGGAGTAACAGATGCTTCGTCGGCGTTGACACCAGTTTGACTGACATCGATATTGCTGCTGTCTACGGTCGGGCCTTGTGGATTGGCTGGTGATCCGTCTGGGTTTGTTGGGAATATGTAAAAGTTTACTGTATCGTAGCCCGACAACGGTAATTCTGCTTCGGCTTGCACCAAGATAGCATCGTTGATTGCAAGATCTTTGGGACGAGTACTGGCTTCGGTTTCGACTGTGTCGCACTGTTTACTGATCCAAAAACTAGTGTCGGTAATGTCTATGCCAACGGGCACACCTTGTAAGGCACGATAATGTTGATCTCCGGCCAGCACAACAGATCCCACAGGATAGTAATTTCCAGAATCCCAAATGGCATTGTTATCCAAGCAGGCATTCACAATGTCTTGATACTCTTGACTATTGGTCATGGGTGTAGCTTTCACACGCCACAGGTGCGGTAACCAGGTTTGGCTGAATCCTTCGCTGGCAAAGCTGGCATCTTGTATTACATAAAATCTTGGCAAAGGAGGTGTTGCAGGATTCAGTGGATTCCAGTCTTTGAGATTGGGAAATTCCAGCACGTCACCGCTCATTAACTTGCGCTGAAAGGTATCTATCATGTCGTTATAATGGAAAGTGATAAACAGCGTATCGTTGTTTAAAAATAATCCAAACTGCATTAGATCAAAATCAACATCCTGTTGGCGATAAACGCCGCGCATGCGATAAATGTCAGCATCGTATGATCGATCTCGAATTTCGCCCAACAGCAAATCTTCTACAAAAAGAGGACTACTTTCGGCATAGTTGGGCTGAGTAGCATCACCATTAACTCCAGTAGTTGTGGAATTGTCAGCAGTGGGTTTTGGTCCCAGATACTTGTGGACAAAAATGTCAAGTCCGCCAACAGTAAACATCTCTGAAATTGTACGATCAAAGAAGCGATAATCGTTGGTCTTGTTGGGTCTGTATAGGCTTAGGCGTGGCATGATCTAGTATTTAGTTGGAGTTAGAAACGGTTGACCTGCTGTACATTTGCTGCTATAATGCTATATAATCATAAATCCCAAAAGGAACACAATGAAATCTTCTTCCCAAAAAGCCATTAAATCCATGACACCGCGTAGTCTTGACGTCGGCACAGGACCTGAACCAGATTGGAAACAGCAGCCCGAAGACGACTACAGAAAAAGCCGCTTGACTACCATGTTCAATTGGTACAATTATTATTATGGCAAAAAAGAAGCAAGAGATTGCATCATCGATTGGCTGAGCCGCACAGGCCGTACAGCAGAAGCCAAGGACTTTGCTCGGGTTCCTGAAAATGCAGTGACAAGAATGGGCATTGGTTGGTTATGTAGGGCCAACTTGTTGGGGTTGCAGTTGTTGGAGTCTGAACTAACTGCAATCAATGCTGCCATTGCTGATTATATCGAAGCACATCGCCGTGTCAAAGCTGTGGTTGAAACTGCAGAAGCAGCAGTCGTACGTCCCAACATACAAGATCGTCTGCGTGAGAAATTGGTAGAAACAGCCGGTGAGCTGGAAGGCATGTATGATGACATGATTTGCTCTGGTGCCAAGATGTCAGCCAATTACAAGCCTGTCAGCTTGTTTCGCAGCATGAATGTGGCACCACAAATGATTAACGAAATTGCTACACAATGGAAAGTACGGTTGACTGAATTAGAAGAAGTTGCTAAAGGAAAGGACTCTGATTTAGCAGAAGGCTACGGACAGTTTGGTAAGTTGCAAGTGCGTAATCTGATCAAGTTTGCAGAAACAGTGATAGCAGACTGCGGCGCTTATGTGCAGATCAAGAAAGTTGAACGCAAACCACGTGCCAAAAAAACAGTACCAGTTGAACGTGTGGTAGCCAAGTTTAAATATCTACGAGAGTTTGTTGAACTTAAACTAAACAGCGAATCGGCTACAAAACTTGTAGGTGCTACTGAAGCCTGGCTATACGACACTGCCAAACGAAAATTAATTTATGTAGTTGCTGACACACATGTGGGTAGTCTCACTGTCAAGGGTTCTAGTATTATTGGATTCGACACTGCAGCCAGTCTGCAAAAAACACTACGCAAACCAGCAGAGCAAATCAAAAGCATTATGAGCGTAGGCAAGCCTGCTGCCAGAAAAGCGTTTAAAGAAATCAAAGCAACAGAAGTAAAATTCAACGGTCGCAGCAACGATAATTTGATCATATTAAAGTGTTACTAAATAGTGCATGTTTAGTATACCCGACGATGATTCCGAAGATCCCCGTATCCGCATCCCTAATATCGAATTTTATATAACAAACGTTTGCAATTTGACCTGCTCAAATTGCAATCGTTTTAATAATCACGACTTTGCAGGTTGGCAAAAATGGTCGGATGTTGAGCCGTTGTACGAAGAATGGGCCCAGCATGTTAGATTACAGCGTATTGCTATACTAGGCGGCGAGCCGTTGCTGAATCCCACCATATGCGAATGGGTATCAGGAATTAATCGGTTATGGGGTAAACCAGTAAACCTGCTGACCAATGGTACTCGACTAAATCATGTTGCTGGCTTATACGAAGCTATAAATCAAAATCCAGACATAAAAAATCCTAGTGCAAAAAATTGGATTGGCGTAAGTCTACACAATCCCAACGATAGAGACCGCTGCTTCGAAGAAATACGCAAGTTTCTACAAGGTAATATCACGTACTACCATAAAACAGATCCTGCCAACACCGACAATGCTTGGACCTACGGCGGTGATCATGCATTTGTTGACAGCAACGGTGTACGAGTCTGCGTCTGGGAATACAATGCATTTTATACCTCAGCAGTGCAGCGAACTCCATTAGGACAATTTACTTTGTACAACAGTGACCCGGTGCAGGCCCATGAGATTTGTGGATTTGTTAGATTTAAATCCTATCATTTCATACGCGGTGCATTGTATAAATGTGGCCCTGTGGCACTCTTTCCGGAATTTGATCAGCAGAATCGTTTTGATATCAACGATGAGGATCGGGTGTTGTTAAACAGTTATCGCCCATTGCGTGCTCATGAATTTACCGAAAGAGGACGAGAGTTCTTAGACCATATCAACGACGTTATCCCGCAGTGTAAATTTTGTCCTCAACAGCATGAAGTAATATCTGATTTAAAAGCAGTAAACAAAAAAGCCAATTCGATTAGTGGATTTACCACAATTTTGCACACCCAAATTGACAGAGACATTGATTAAATGCTGATGAGCTGTCTGCTTGAATAACAAATAAATAAAGTCAAGGAGCCACAAATGGCAGACCAAACTCTAGATCCACTTAAAAAACAACTGATTGATTATGTACAACTCCAGCTAGGTAGTCAAATCATTGACGTTGAATTAGATCCTGCTCATTATGAAGCAGCATACCAGCGTACAATTGGCACCTATCGTCAGCGTAGTCAAAATGCCTACGAAGAAAGCTACAGTTTTATGCAGTTGCTGGACAATGTAAACGAATACACTTTGCCACAAGAAGTTACCCAAGTTCGGCAGATTTTTCGACGCACAATCGGACTCAGCACCGGCGGCAGTGCCAGCAGCTTTGATCCATTTGGTGCTGCCACTTTAAACGTGTATCTGCTAAACTTTAATCAGTCGGGTGGTAGTTTGGCCACATACGACTTCTATCAACAGTATGTTGAACTAGCAGCCAGAATGTTTGGCGGCTATATCAATTACACATTCAATCCTGTTACCAAAAAGCTGCAACTGATCCGTGATCCCAAAGGCACCGGAGAAGTTGTTTTACTTTGGACTTATAACCTGCGTCCAGAAATTGTGCTTCTAAGTGATTACCAGATCAGTCAATGGATTCGCGACTACATGGTGGGTGCTTGTAAATATATCATTGGTGAAGCCCGTGAAAAGTTTGGAACCATTGCTGGTCCGCAAGGTGGCGGCACACTTAACGGTGCTGCCATGAAGTCGGAAGGTCAAGCAATGATGGATAGATGTGTCGAAGACCTCAAGTTATATGTGGACGGATCGCAACCTTTGACCTTGGTAATCGGCTAATATCATGTAGACATATACATCAAGTCCTGCTATAATACAGCATGGACTTGATGATCGACATTGAAGGCTTGGGAACGGGCCCAGACACTACTATTCTAACTATTGCTGCTCAGGCATTTGACCCCTTGGGCACAGGTTATTACGATCAATATTACTACGCTCGCATCACTCTAGAAAGCCAAGAGTCTCGCAGTATTCAACAAAGCACAATAGATTGGTGGGCAACCCAGCCTGCTCATGCTCGAGACGAAGCGTTCGGTGAATCCGATCGTTTACCGTTGGATCAGGCACTAGACGAGTTAGGACGATTGATCTGGCATAGTAAGCGTATCTGGGCCCAAGGCCCTACGTATGACATGAATATTTTAGAACATGCTTACAAAAGCTATAACAAACCCATTCCTTGGCAGTTTTATTCAGTGCGTGACAGCCGCACACTCTGCAGTGTATGGCCTGATCGTCCCAAGCCCCCGACCACACACCATGCACTAGAGGATTGTCGCAAGCAGATTGATCTAGTGCAAGCAACACTTAGACATTTG